GCTAAAATGACATTAGGTCAATGGAAACAAATGTGGATGAAGAAAATGCCAAACGCTGACTTTGCCGCAATGTTTAGATCACCTCCTAATATGCGAGGTAGTGCTATAGCATACTTTGATGGTTGGGTAAACAACCCTGATGCTAGATGGGATCCGCAACAAGGTGTAACGGAAGAAAAATGTCCACATTGTAATGGTCCAATGTTCAGTGAAATGATAATGAACGAAAAGAAAGATGCTTGTTACTATAAAGTAAAGAGCCGTTACAAAGTGTGGCCAAGTGCCTATGCTAGTGGTGCATTAGTTAAGTGTCGTAATAAAGGTGCAAGCAACTGGGGCAATGGTGGAAAGAAAAATGAAAGCTCTATACTAGAAGGTATTGAACAAGCGGACGAAAGTTTGCACGATTGGTTCAATAAAGAAAAATGGGTTCGCATGGATACTAAAGGGAAGATTAAAGGTCCATGTGCTAGAGAACCAGGAGAAGGTAAACCAAAATGCTTGCCACAAAGTAAAGCACATAGTCTAGGTAAAAAGGGTCGTGCTAGTGCCGCTCAACGTAAGCGTAGAGAAGATCCTAATCCAGAGCGTAGTGGTAAAGCTATCAATGTTGATACAAAGAAAAATAAAGGCTAATAATGTTATCAGATAATTTAAAAGTACTATTAGCTAGTACACAAAGTTTTGCTATTAAAACACAAAACTTCCATTGGAATGTGGAGGGAAGTAACTTTCCACAATATCACGACTTCTTTAATACATTGTATGAAGATGTAAATGCTACTATTGATCCTATCGCTGAATATATTAGAATTCTAGGTCAATATACTCCTGGCAGTTTGTCACGTTATACTGAACTAAGTATTATACAAGACCAAACTAAAGTTCCAAGAGCAGAACTTATGTTTGTTGAGTTACTACAAAATTGTGAAACAATGACAGAACTTGTTGTTGCTATGTTTGACGAAGCTACAAATGAACGTCAACAAGGTATTGCTAACTACATGGCTGAGTTACAAGACTTATACGGCAAGAAAGCATGGTTCATTCGTTCTACATTAAAAAGAGAACGTGAGTAATGAGAGCAACAGAATTTATCACTGAGCAAGCTAATCCTAAAATAGATTTGACACCAAACTATCCTAACTACGAAGTATTAGTAGGAGAGTTTATTGGCATGAGAAAGAATAGAGCAAGATTCTTAATTATAGCATCTGAACTTAAGCCAGGTGTACGTGAGACAGATAAGATATTTAGAGCAAAAACAACTAATACACCAATCAGTGTTGAGATTAGTAAAGTAAAAAATAGAACAGTAGTAGGATAAACATGAAAAAAATATTAATAGCAATAACACTAACATTAACAACTATGGTAGCATTTGCACAAAAACAAAAGCCAATGAATATATATGATTTTCCAATCACTAGAGTTATTGACGGAGATACTGTAGCATTTCAAGCAACATTCTTACCCCCACCATTAAAACAAGAACTAAGTATTCGTGTATTTGGTGTTGACACACCTGAAAAAGGTCATAGAGCCCAATGTCCAAGTGAAGACCAACGTGGTCAGGCTGCTTCAGCTTTCACTAAAAATGCTATAGCTAAAGCACAGAAACGTCAAGTAGCTATTGCTGATTGGGATAAGTATGGTGGACGTGTATTGGGTGACATATTACTTGATGGACAAAGTTTAAGAATGATGTTAATACAGAATGGATTTGCAAGAGAATACTACGGAGAAGCTAAAACTTCTTGGTGTAACTAACACCCTTAGGACCGTAACTTAGTTACGAGGGTAGGCGGCTTCTGCCTTAAGTTATCCAATTCGCTACTGGACCTTATAAGTGAGCATAAATACTAATATGAGAGCAATAGAACTATACGAATCAGCCGCAACTGACCTAGCTAAGAAACTTCCTAGCTTAGAAAAGCACGACTATAATACCATTGATAAACTAATGAAAAAGATAGCAAAGAAACATCGTATAACCGGTGATGCATTGCATGATTTGTTTGTTAGAAAATATCATAAGACTCCGGACAGTTGGATTAAAGATAAACTAGATGAGGTTGGAGGACGACATTACAACCCGGATGGTACAACATATCGCGGATCCTATAATAAAATGCCAACATTAAATGATCCTAACGATATTTATAACAGAGCAGAACGAGTGCCATATAAAGATCCAGCTGGTGAAGATCCTGAAATAGATGATAGTATTAAACAAATTATTCAAAATGGCTTAAACAGATTAACCGATGACCAACGAAAAGTATTAATTTTAAGATTTTGGTATGATATGACATTACAACAGATTGGTGATAAGTTTGACTTGTCTAGAAATAGAATAAGAGAAATTGAAGCTAAAGGATTAAGACGATTGCGAGATTCCGCTAGACATAATGGATATGATCCTGAGTTATTAAAACCCTACATTACTGAATCTGAACAAGAAGATTTAAATAACAATCCTATTGTAAAGAAGTTTCTTGCTTGGACAAGTAAGAAGTTAAATTTAGAAACTACTCCAAAGATAGAGTTTAGTTATGATAGTGATGAAGCGCAAGAAGGTCATCATACTGGTAGACACAATCCAGAGACGGGTGAAGTATGGGTGTATTGTGCTAATAGAAATTTAGTAGATATATTACGCACTGTTTTCCATGAATTAACACATGTGCGTCAGGGTGAATTAAATATGATTAAACCGGGCGATAGTTATCCCGGTAGTCCAATAGAAGCAGAAGCGGATGTGATGGCTGGCAAGTATATTAAGATATTTGGCAAAGCACATCCAGAAATCTTTCAATAAAGAGTAACATATGTCAATAACAATAACAGGTGGGATAACAATAAATGGTGGTGGATTTACTATAGTTGCACCACCACCGGTAGAGAAAAAAGCTATATTTGGTTATGGATTTACCAGTGCTGCGGTATCATTAACCAACCTAGTATCAAACACAGGGGTAGTTAGTAATGATGTTACAGGTGTTGGCACTGGTAGACAACTACTAGCTGCCGCAGGTTACGGTACAGATAAAGCTATATTTGGATATGGATACAGTGTGGCAAATTCATCAATAACCAATTTAGTATCAAACACTGGAGTAGTTGCTACAGATACTACAGGTGTTGGTACTGGTAGACAAGGACTAGCGGCAGCCGGTTATGGAACAGATAAGGCTATTTTTGGTTACGGTAATGGTGGTTCAGTCACAGCAATAACCAATCTAGTATCAAACACAGGCGTTGTTGCCGGTGATACCACAGGTGTTGGTACTGGTAGAAACAATCTTGCGGCAACTGGATATGGCACTGATAAAGCTATATTTGGATATGGAATGGGTGGTGGTTCTACTGTAGTATCAATGACTAACTTAGTAAGTAATACAGGGGTGGTTGCTGGTGACACAACAGGTGTTGGTACTGCTAGATTTAATCCCGCAGCTGCCGGGTATGGCACTGATAAAGCTATATTTGGATATGGAATGAATAGTGGTTATAATGTAGTATCAATGACCAATTTAGTATCAAACACTGGAGTAGTTGCTACTGATACATCAGGTGTTGGTACTGCTAGACGATTATTAGCAGCCGCAGGATATGGACTAGATAAAGCTATATTTGGATATGGTTCTGCACCAGATACATCAATAACTAATCTTGTGTCAAATACAGGTGTAGTTGCTACAGATACATCAGGTGTTGGTACTGCTAGACAAGGATTAGCGGCTGCAAGTTACGGGTAATTATACAAAGAAAGAATAAAGAATGTCAATAACAATAACAGGTGGAATAACATTAAATGGTGGGGGATTTACTATAGTTGCACCACCGGCAGGGGTAAAGGCTATATTTGGATATGGATCGGCAACCGGGGGAGTTAAACAATCACTGACTAATCTAGTATCAAACACAGGTGTTGTTGCTACTGATACTACAGGTGTTGGTACTGATAGGAGTTATCTTGCAGCCGCGGGTTATGGAACTGATAAAGCAATATTTGGTTACGGTCTTGCTACTGCGAGTGTGTCAATGACCAATAAAGTAAGTAATACAGGTGTAGTTGCTACTGATACAACAGGAGTAGGTACTGCTAGAATAGACCTTGCGGCAGCTGGTTATGGTACAGATAAAGCTATTTTTGGATATGGCCAAACCGATGGCGGAACGAAGCTATCAATGACCAACTTAGTAAGTAACACCGGTGTCGTTGCCACAGATACTTCAGGCGTCGGCACTGCTAGACGAGCACTTGCGGCCGCTGGCTATGGTACTGATAAAGCTATATTTGGTTACGGTAGTGATGGTACTAGAGTATCAATGACCAACAAAGTATCAAACACCGGCGCTGTTGCTAGTGATACCACTGGTGTAGGTACTGCAAGAACTGTTCTTGCAGCCGCAACTTACGGTACAGATAAAGCTATTTTTGGTTACGGTCTTACTACTGTTAATGTGTCAATGACTAATCTAGTATCAAACACTGGTGTTGTTGCTACTGATACAACTGGTGTTGGCACTGCTAGATATTTTCTAGCAGCCGCCGGATACGGAACTGATACAGCTATATTTGGTTATGGATCTACTGGATCAATGACATCAATGACCAACCTAGTATCGAACACTGGAGTAGTTGCTACAGACACTACTGGAGTAGGTACTGCTAGGCAGGGATTAGCAGCCGCAAGTTACGGTTAAACAACAATTTACCATAATCATTGCTAACTAAATCATTCTATGTTACAATAGATAAATGATTAAGTTAACAGTTCCATTACCCAAAAGTATCACAATCGCATGTAGCGGTGGTGTAGATAGCATGGCAGTTGTTGACTTTCTAAGTCGTAAACACGATATCACTATCGCCCATTTTAATCATAGAACACAAAACGGTGAAAAAGCCGCAGAGTTTGTTTCTAGGTACTGTGGTGAACATAGTATTGTTATGATGTACGGCTCACCTCGCAGTCAAAAAAATAGTAAAGAAAGTCAAGAAGAATACTGGCGTAGAGAACGCTATGAATTTTTAAATGATCTTGGCCCAGTCATTACTTGTCATCATTTAGATGATTGTGTTGAAACATATATTTGGTCAAGTCTTCATGGTACACCCAAAGTTATTCCATTAACTCGCAACAATGTAATTAGACCATTTCTAACTACTAGAAAACAAGACTTCATCTATTGGTGTGAAAGTCACAATGTACCCTGGATAGAAGATGAATCAAATAAGAATTCCAGATATACCCGAAACTATATTCGCAATGAACTAATGCCACATGCATTACATGTCAATCCAGGATTACCTAAATTGGTCAAAAAGATTGTAGAAGGTAAACAAAATACTTGACTTCTCTACACAAACCAAGTATACTAACTAATTATTTAAGGAGAAACTATGTCAGATTATAACAGAACCTTTAACGGTGAAGCTAAGATTAAACTAACTCAACTAGTCAATGAAGGTATGCATGTCCTACATGAAATTGATACATTGAATGGTGGATTGAGCGACACTATCAAAGCAGTAGCAGAAGAACTTGAAATCAAGGCTTCTACACTAAAGAAAGCAATTAAAATTGCACACAAAGCTTCATTGGGTCAAACAAACAAAGACCACGATGAACTCAATACAATCTTGGAAACAGTCGGCAAAACTCTATGAGTTATGTGGATGCTATTCACAGTAGGGATGAGGATCGTATCTATGTCGTAGAGAGAAATAAAGACGGCAAAAGAGAATACAAAGAATACCCTACTAACTATGTATTGTATTATTCCGATCCTAAGGGTAAACATCGTAGCATTTATGGCAATCCAGTCAGTCGTTTTAGCACTCGTAAACGACAAGAGTTTGAAAAAGAAAAACGTATTCATTCAGGTAAGAAATTATTTGAAAGCGATGTACCGGTAATCTTTCGCTGTCTAAGTGAAAATTATCTTGGCATTGATGCACCTAAACTTCATACTTGTTTCTTTGACATTGAAGTAGACTTTGATCCTGAAAAAGGATTTAGTCCTACAAGTGATCCATTCAATCCTGTTACAGCTATCAGTTGTTACTTAGATTGGCTAGATCAATGTATTACATTAGTGATCGCTCCGAAACATATGAGCAGTGAAACAGCCCAAGAAATCACTAATGAGTTTGAGAACACAATGCTATTCAAATCAGAGAAGGAAATGTTTGACGTTTTCTTTCAACTCATTGAAGATGCTGATGTATTGACTGGTTGGAACAGTGAAGGATATGATATACCCTACATGGTCAATCGTGTTACTAGAGTGATGAGTAAGGATGATACACGCAAGTTTTGCTTGATGGGTCAACTTCCTAAAGCACGTGAATATGAACGATTCGGTAAGAGTGAAACAACATATGACTTAGTAGGTCGTATTCACTTGGACTATCTACAACTATACAAGAAGTATAACTATGAAAGTCGTCACAGTTATAAACTTGACAGTATCGGTGAGATGGAAGTAGGTGAAAACAAAACTCAATATGAAGGTACTCTTGACCAATTGTATAACAAAGACTTTAAAAAGTTCATTGAATACAACAGACAAGATACTATGTTGTTGGTGAAGATTCACAACAAACTTAAGTTTTTAGAATTAGCTAATCAACTTGCACATGAAAATACAGTACTGCTTCCAACAGTTATGGGTTCGGTGGCAATGATTGAGATGGCAATTTTTAATGAGGCCCATGAACGTGGCTTAGTAGTACCAGATAAAAAACGAAAGACTGAAAATGATGATGAAATCCAGCAGGCAGCAGGTGCCTTTGTTGCTACGCCGAAAAGAGGTATGCATGAATATGTCGGAGCAGTTGACATCAACAGTCTCTATCCCTCGGTTATTCGTGCCCTCAACATGGCAGGTGAAACCATCGTTGCTCAGGTCAGACAAACAATCACTGACCAATATATGCACGAAAAGGGCGCACGATTAGCAAGTGAGAAGAAACGTCACAAAGAAGGTGATGACGCTGTTACAGGATCTATTCTCTGGGAAAATCTATTCGGTGCATTAGAGTACACAGCTATTATGAATCAAGAACGTGGCACTATGCTTACAGTAGACTACGAAGATGGTCGTAGTGTAGAAATGTCAGCGGCAGAAGTCTGGAAGATGGTCTTTGACAGCCATAAGCCCTGGATGTTAAGTGCTAATGGTACAATCTTTACTTACGAAAAAGAAGGTGTAGTTCCTGGTCTACTAACACGTTGGTACTCAGATCGTAAAGAGATGCAGAAAAAACTCAAAGAAGCAACTACTACAGAAGATAGAGAGTACTGGGATAAACGACAACTTGTTCGTAAGATTTTATTGAACTCGGCATATGGTGCATTGTTGAATGAACATTGTCGTTTCTATGATAAGCGTATAGGCCAAAGTGTAACACTATCAGGAAGACAGATTGTTAAACACATGATGAGTACTATCAATGAAACAGTTGAAGGTGTATATTCACATGACGGCAATGCTATTGTATATGGTGATACTGACAGTTGTTACTTTACAGCATATCCAACACTAAAGCCACAGATTGATAGTGGTGCATTAGAGTGGAATAAAGAAACTTGCATTGGTCTATATGATGGCATCGCTGAACAAGCAAATGAATCGTTCCCTGCATTTATGGAGAAAGCATTTCATGCTCCTCGCAAGAATGGTGAGATTATCAAAGCTGGTCGTGAATTGATAGGTGATCGTGCTATCTTTATTGTTAAGAAGCGGTATGCTATTAACATCTTTGACAAAGAAGGTAAACGTAAAGATAAAAATGGCGACTTGGGTGATATCAAAGCTATGGGTCTTGACTTGAAACGTGCTGATACTCCTAAATATGTACAAGAGTTCTTAATGAATGTACTACAAATGGTTCTTCAACAAGGTAAAGGTCGTACTGAAGTTATTGAGGCTGTCAAAGACTTCAAACGTGTACTAACCGCACAAGATAGTTGGACTAAGGGTTCTCCTAAAGGTGTAAACAAACTTACAATGTATGGTGACTTAGAAGCTAAAAGTAGTACAGGTCGTGCAAATATGCCCGGTCACGTAAGAGCCGCACTTAACTACAATTACTTACGTAGAGTAAACGGTGACCAATATAGTCAAAAGATTATTGATGGTATGAAGGTTGTGGTATGTAAACTCAAATCTAATCCATTAGGGTTTACAAGTGTAGCGTATCCTGTAGATGAATTACGTTTACCCAAATGGTTTACTGAGTTACCATTTGATGATTCAGCTATGGAACAAACATTAGTAGATGAGAAGATTGATAACTTATTGGGTGTACTTGGTTGGGATATTCGTAGTAATACTGATACCAATAGTACATTTGATGATTTATTTGTTTTCGGTTAAATTGGTGTTGCAATTCGTAATATATTCCTATATAATACGTATCACAACTACCTAAATAGTTAAAACAAAGGAAAAACATGAAAGATAATTTACAAGATTTAATTCAACATACACATGGCTTAGGCTGTATTGAGTTGATTAAAGTCAGTGGAACTGACACAGAGACAACTGTAAACGCAGTAGCAGAAGATAAATCTGTTATCGTTAGTGGTGTGCTTAAACATCCTAGCGCAGAGTTCATTGGTGTGTTCGGTATGCCTAACTTAGGTAAACTGAAAACAATTTTAGGCTTTGATGACTATGATGAACATAGTAAAATTACTGTTACACGTGTTAACAAAGACGGTGTTGACGTACCTGAATATATTCACTTTGAAACAAAAGCAGGTGATTTCGTTAACGATTATCGTTTGATGAGTAAAGCTATTGCTGATGAGAAAGTTAAGACTGTAATGTTCAAAGGCACTACGTGGGGTGTTGAGTTTGAACCTACTATTGCTGGCATTCAACGACTAAAACGTCAAGCAAGTGCTAATAGTGAAGAAAAGAACTTTACTACTAAAACAGAAAACGGTAATCTAATGGTTTACTTTGGTGACCCATCAACTCACTCAGGTAACTTTGTGTTTCATCCCGGTGTTACTGGTACATTGAATAAAGCATGGATGTGGCCTGTTAAAGAGTTCTTAAGCATCATGGATCTACCCGGCGATAAGATTATTCGTATCGGTGATGCAGGTGCAACAGAGATTGTTGTTGATAGTGGTCTAGCAGTTTATCGTTACTTACTCCCAGCACAAGCGAAATAATGGAACAAGATAATCTATCAGCAAAACAAAACCCAGATTGGGCATTGTTCTTACCCGCAGTCAGTAGTTTCTATATCTCTGGCTTGGGTAAACAACGTAAAGGTGAAGAGTACTTTGATCCTGCACGTATCCCTGCTCAATTCAACGGTGATGTAGAGAAACTAAACTTTCTTAATAGTAAAGAGGGTCTCTATTATTATAAATGGGGATTGTATAGTGCTGGTCATGCTAACTTAGATACTACTAAAGACGATGCTAGTGAATCAATCATTAGAGAACGTGAAGCTGGTACATTTATGTTAGGTGATTCTGGTGGATTTCAAATTCTTAAAGGTCAATGGCCAGCTGATTGGAAAGATCCTAATTGCCCTAAAGCTATGATTAAGCGTAAAGCAGTATTGAACTGGATGGATACATACATGAATTACGGTATGGTCCTTGATATTCCTTCACAATCAATAACGACCTTTCATATGAAGGATCCTAAAACAATTGAAAAAGATAAAGAAGGTAATGTTATTCCGGGT